AGCGACAGCTACGCCAAGGCGCTGATCGGACGCGGTGACGCCTACGATCCGGCCGGCGGCATCGAGGACATCGGCAACACCGGCCTGGTCGGCGACGGCCTGGCGCCTGGGTCCTACGGCGACATCATCGCTGTCGGCAACCCGACCACCGGGCTGAACATCAGCTCGTCGGTGTTGAGCGCAGCCGCGCGCACGGTCGCCGACGACGCGACGGTGGCCGACATGGTCAACACGCTGGGCGGCGCCAGCAGCACCGGCACAGGCGGCCTGGTGCGGGCCACATCGCCCACGCTGGTGACGCCGATCCTGGGCACGCCGCAGTCGGTCACGCTGACCAACGGCACCGGCCTGCCCGTTACCACCGGCCTGAGCGGGATGGGCAGCAACGTCGCCGCCTTCCTGGCCACTCCATCAAGCGCGAACCTGCGCGCGGCGCTGACCGACGAGACCGGCACCGGCGCTGCCGTGTTCGCTAACTCGCCTACCCTGGTTACTCCCGCACTCGGCACGCCGTCGAGCGGGGTGCTGACCAACTGCACCGGCCTGCCGGTTGCGTCAGTCGTCGGGCTGACCACGGTGGCCACCGACACCATCTTCAACGCGTCCGGCGACCTGGTGGTCGGCACCGGCAGCGACACCGCGGCACGCCTGGCGATCGGCGCCAATGGCAACGTGCTGCGCAGCAATGGCACCACGGCGGCCTGGGCCGCGCTGGCTGCCTCGGACATCGCCATCTCCGATGCCGGGGGCTACTTCCCGGGCAGCGGTTCAGTCGAGGCCGCCCTGCAGGTGCTGGGCGCGACCATGGGCGCCGACATCAAGGTGCACTACCTGAACGGCGCCACCGCGGCGGCCGGCGAGATCGTCTGGCTGGGTGCCAGCGTTGCCCTGGACTTCGTGCTGGATTCGTTCCCGAGCGCGGCATGGGTAGAGCTTTGGGACAACACCACCAACGCCGCCCCGGCGCTGCTGGCCAGGACGACCAACGGCACCGGCAGCACCCTGACCAACTACGTCATCACGGTCGGCGCGGCCCCGTTCTACGGCGTCGCCAGCACTGCCATCCTGCTGGTCGTCAGCGGCACGGTCACCGGCCGCCTTCACTTCAGAGCCTGAGCGATGCCCTACTACGTTGCCGGAAAGGCCACCTGGGGCGGGTCGTGGGCCGCAACGCCTTCGCAGGCGCTCAACGCATCCACTCCGGCCACGGCCAAGCAGATGGCCGCCTGGATGAGTTCGGGCAGCCTTACCGATCCGTCGCGGCACATCCAGTTCAATGGGCTGTACCCGCTGACCCTGGCCGACGCTGCTGACTGGTCGGCGGCCAGCATGCCGGCCGACACTGCGGTGCTGGACACCACCGGCACGGTCAATGCTCCCACCACGGGCGCGTGGGGCCGCAATATCCTGTTCGGCGACGACAGCGACAACACATCGGGCAGCGCAACCACAGCGGCCGACGGCTTCACGTTTGAAGCGGTGGGCCAGAACGGCGCAGGCTACAACATTGACATGCGCGGCGGCACCACCGGGTCAGACCGCCAGATGGCCGCGCTGTTCATCCAGGGCTATGACTTCACGGTCACTGGGTTCAGGATTCGCTGCGCTGACCGCAACCCCTATCTGACGGGCGGCGTGGCGGCGCAGCTGGGCTCTGGCCAGTACACCGACTACAGCCTGGACAACGGCGGGCTGAAGGTGCGCGGCGGATGGGGCTGCCGGGTCACCAACAACTACGTGCACGGCGGCGATCTGTCGTCGCACGGCATGTGCGTCGAGTTCCGCACCCACGGCAGCACGTTCACCTACAACCAGAACAAGATGCTGGAGGTTGACAACAACACCGTCACCTCGTGCGGCTCGGAAGGGATCATCGTCAAGCCCGGGGCAGGCATGGACGGCACCGTGCGTAAGCTGCCCTATGGCGCCATCGTGCTGGTGCATCACAACACGTGTTCAGACGCGCACTGGGGCACCGGCGGCATCGAGGCTGCCAAGTACCACAGCAACTTGCTCAGTGTGTACGGCAACGCCATCAACGGCAGCGCCATCCTGGTCTACAGCAACACCCTGTACGGCAACTGCGAGGATGCCATCGCGTCGCTGGGCGCGAACATCGACATCTTCAGCAACACCATTCTGTACACCTGCCTGGGTGACACCTGGGGCGGCACGGTCACAGGTTTCTACGGCATCGAGAGCGGGGCGCCCGGCCACTCCACGCTGGCGGGCTACGCCTCGGGCTGGGACATCCGCACGCACGGCACGCAGGGCCAGGGCATCAAGACCGGCCTCGGCGACGGCGACTGGGGCACGGCCGGCACGGGCTGGCTGGTGCGCGGCACCGACGCGGCCAACTACGCGCTGGACGAGCAGCGCAGCAAGGTGTACCGCAACATCATCATGGATACCTCGGGCGACGGCGCCATCACGATGAACGCGGCCAGCGGCACGCTGGCATGGGCCAACGAGATCGTCACCACGCGCGGCACGGGCATCACCGGCGGGGCCGCCAGATCCCAGAACGGCAACATGCACGTCAGCCACAACTACGTGGAGGCCATTCGCGCGCTGGACCTGCGCAACTACTACACCGTCTGGGCCTTCAACAACATTTTCGTTGGGTCGAGCTACGCGGCATACAAGTCGGGCGCCAATTGCTTCGTCTACGGTTCCACCAACCTGCTCAGCGGAGCCAAGTTCGGCACCTTCGACTGGCAGGACGAGCGCAGCGGCACGCCGGCCTACACGGTGGGCGTCGGCCCCACGGCTGGCGGCAACTGCGACGCGCAGGGGTTGTGGGGTGCCGTCATGCACGCCCGGTGCACTGCCGCGCTGCGCGACATCAATAACCGCCGCTGGGGCGCAAACCGCCTGCCGCTTGGACCGAGGCAGCCGTGATGTACCTCCTCACCGCCCCCGCTGCCGAGCCCGTGACCGTCAGCCAGGCCAAGGCCGCGCTGCGCATCGACGACACGCGCTTCGACTCGCTGCTGCCGGGCCTGATCTCCAGCGCGCGCCAGGTGGCCGAGCAGGAGACCGGCCGCCAGCTGGTCGAGCAGACCTGGCGCATCGAGCTGGCCGACTGGCCCGAGTCGACCGACGTCATCGCGATCTATCGCGCCACCGCCGCGGCCGTGGCCTACTGGGATGGCAGCGCCTGGACCACGCTGTCAGGCAGCGCCTACGCCTACGCGCCCGACAGCATCACCGGCAACGGCACCAGCCTGGCGCCGGCGCTGACGGCCGCCTGGCCCACGCTGCCCGAGGTGGCCATTGGCCCGCGCGTGCGCATCGACCTGACGGCGGGCGTGGCCACGGCGCAGGCAAGCACTGTGCCGGCCGGCATCCAGACCTTCATCGTCGCCCTGGTCGGGCAGATCATCCAGTCGCCTGAGCTGAGCGCGCAGGCCGCCGTGCAGGCGCACCCGCTGCTGGCCAGGCTGCTCGATCCGTGGAGGCTGTACTGATGGCCACCACCGCTGCCACCGCGCGGATTCACGCCGGCCTGCTGACGCAGCGCATCACTCTGCAGAGCCGCAATTCAGGCGTAGACGTGCTTGGCCAGGCCTCGGGCTCGTGGTCGACAGTTGCCGAGGTGTGGGCCCGCGCCCGGCCACTGCGCAGCCGCGAGCTGTTCGCCGCGGGGCAGATCCAGAACCTGACCGACGTCGAGTTCGCGATCCGCTGGCGTGCAGACGTCCGCAGCACCTGGCGCGTGCTGTGGCGCGGGCAGCCCTACGACATCACCGGCGAGCCGATCGATGTGGACGGGCAGCAGCAGTGGCTGGAGATCCTGGCCACCAGCGGCGTGAGGGACGGGCGATGATCCAGGCCAAGGTCAGCGGCATCCCCGACCTGCGCGAAGCCCTGCGCAGCATCGTGCCGAAGCTGCGGGTGCGAGCACTGCGCAATGCGCTGGCGGCAGGCGCCCGTGTGGTGCAGCGCGCGGCGCAGGGCGCCACGCCTGTCATCAGCCCGGGCTCGCTGTCGGTGCAGAAGGGCTACCGCAAGCCGGGCACCGTCCGCAAGGCCATCAGTGTGCGCACCAGCAAGATCGCGCGCCGCGAGGGCAATGTGGGCGTGTTCGTCAACGTCAAGCCCGCCAAGGGCGCCCGCTACACGGTGGCGCGCGGCGCGTTTGGCACCAAGAAAGTCACGCTCAAGCGCGCAAGCCAGCGCGGGGCAAAGAGCCCCAACGATCCGTTCTACTGGCGTTTCCTGGAGTTCGGCACGCGGCACATCCGGCCGCGCAGGTTCCTGGAAAGTGGCGCCGCACAGCTGGGCGAAGCGCTGCGCGTGTTCAGCGCCAAGCTGCCGGCGATCATCGAGAAGCTGAACAAGCCCAAGGCGCCGGCGCCATGAGCATCGAATCCGACTTCCGCGCCCTGCTGGCTGCCAATGCCGGCGTCGCTGCGCTGGTAAGCACGCGCATTGCGCAGAACGCGGTGCCGGCCGGCTCGCTGATGCCGCTGATCGTGTTCGGCGCCGTGCACGACCGCACGCTGTCCTTGGACAACACGCTGCAGGCTGATCGCTGCCAGCTGGTAACGCAGTGCTGGGCCGAGACGGCGGTGCAGGCTGACGCGGTAGCTGATGCGGTGGTGGCCGCTGTGGCGACCGCGCCGGCTGCGGCTTGCGCCGTGGTGCTGGAGCGCAGCGCAAGCTTCGATGCCGAGCAGGATCTGCACGCCACCGAGCTGACCGTGGAGTGGTGGGCCTGACGGCCCGAGTGCTTAACCCCAAGGGGCCGCTGATGCGGCCCTTTTCTTTTTCAACGAAAGGAGCCAGCGATGGCAACAGTCAAAGGCCGCGGCGTCAAGGTCGAAATCGCGGCAACCTACGCAAGCGCGAAAACCGTCTCCGCGGTCACGCAAGCCAGCCCCGGCGTGGCGACCAGCACCTCGCACGGTCTGGCCAACGACACGGTCGGTTACTTCTCCAGCGTCGGCGGCATGGTCCAGTTGGAGGACCAGGCTTGTCGCGTCAAGAACCAGGCCACCAACACCTTCGAGCTGCAGGGCTTGAACACCACCAACTACACGGCCTACACCTCTGGCAACTTCACGCCGGTGGCCACCTGGGCGACGTTGGGCGAGGCCACCAGCTACAGCTTGGGCGGCGGCGCAAGTGAGAAGCTGGATGTGACCACGCTGCTGGACACAGTGCGCAAGGAAGAGATCGGCCTGCTGCCGGTGCAAAGCGTCACGATGAACGTGCTGGCGCAGGACACGCCCAGCGCCGCGATGCAGCTGCTGGAAAGCGCCGTGCAGACCCAGGCCAAGGTCACCGTGCGCATCACGCTGGCCAACGGCGCGGTACGCATCTTCCGCGCCGAGCCGTCGACGCCGGGCGAGGACGTGCAGCAGGGCGCGGTCGGCACCGGCTCGATGGAAATGGCCGTCAAGGGCTTTATCCTGAAGCTGGCTGCCTGATCGCATGGACGCTGCAGCCCTCATCGCCCGCATGGAAGAGCAGCGCAGCACGTGGGTGCCGCTGCCTGGCGGCCAGCGTGTGCGCCTGCGCCGGCCCAACGAGGTGGACTTCCACCGCTTCGTCGGCGGGGTCGGCATCGAGCCGATCGTGGAGTACGCGAACGGCTGGGAAGGTTTCACCGAGGCGACCCTGCTGGGCGACGCCGTGGGCGCGAGCGATGCGGTGCCGTTCGACCGCGGGCTGTGGGGCGTCTGGGTGCGCGACCACATCGACGCGGCCAAGGTCTGCGTGGATGCCATGGTGAAGATGGTCACCGACCACCTCGCAGCCAAGGACGCATCCGCAAAAAACTGACCGCCCTGCTCGATGCATATGCAGGCATCGAGCTTGAGGGCGCCGAGATTCCCGAGGCCAGCGATGACGACCTGCAAGCGCTGCGAGTGCGCGACATGCTGAACAACGGCATGGGCGGCGTCGACTGGGCCGGGCTCCCGTATGCGTGCGCGTTCTTCGGTGTGCGCGATGTCGAGGGGCTGATGCACCGCCTGTACGTCATCAAGACGCACGACCCCAAGCGCGAGGACCGCTGAGATGCCCATTGCAAGGCTCAGCATCGACCTGGAGGCGCGCCTCGCCGGCCTTCAGCAGGGTCTGGACAAGGCCGGCTTCATGGCCGCCAAGCAGGCCGAGAAGATCGAGAAGGCCTTCAGCTTCGGCAACATCGCCAAGGGCGTGGCCGGCGGCACCATCCTGGCGAACGTGCTGCAGGACTTCGGCCGCCGCATCGTGCAATTCGTGCCGCAGGTGATCGACGGCCTGGACGCGCTCAACGACATGAGCGACGCCACCGGGGCGTCGATCGAGAACCTGAGCGCGCTGGAGGACGTGGCGCTGCGCACCGGCACCAGCGTCGAGACGATCAGCTCCGCGCTGATCAAGATGAACAAGACGCTGTCCGATGCCAAGCCCGGCACGGACCAGGCGCAGGTGTTCAAGAACCTGGGCCTCAGCGTCGAAGAGCTGCAGAAGCTCGACCCGGTCGAGGCCTTCCAGCGCCTGGCCGTGGCACTCAACGGATACCAGAACAACGCCACCAAGGCCACGTACACGCAGGAGCTTTTCCAGAAGAGTCTGCGCGAGGTGGCGCCGCTGCTGAAAGACGCGGCCGAGAAAGGCCGGCTGCAGGCCACCGTGACCGCCGATGCGGCTGCTGCTGCCGAGCAGCTGAACAAGAACTGGAACGCGCTCAAGAAGGACGTGCTCGACCTGTCGCGCGCCCTGGCCGGGCCGCTGGTGAGCGGTCTGAATTCGGTGGCCGAGGCGATGCGCGGCATCAGCAAGGAGCGCGAAAGCGGCAAGGGCTGGTGGGATTCCCTGAACCTGGCGCTGGCCCGCAAGATGCCGCAGTTCGCGTTCGGCGCGCAGAAGGCGCAGCTGCTCGGCACCGATCAGCCGAACGCCCGCGGCACCTTCCTGCGCAGCGACAAGGACACCACCCAGGTCGATCTGCCCACGCTGGCCAAGCTGCCGGACCAGGATGCGCTGAAGAAGGCCATCGAAAAGGCGCGGAAGCTGCGAGAGGACGCTGCCCGCGCCATCGTGGATGTCGAAGAGCAGGCTGCAGCCGACACCGCCGCGGCGTGGGGCTACTGGGAGCAGCAGATCCTGGCCCAGCAGAAGGAGCGCGTCGACGCCGAGAAGGAGCAATGGAAGCAGGTGTTCGAGTTCATTGACGCCGAGCAGGAGCGCGCCATCGAGCAGGGCCAGCAGATGCTGGACGCGCAGGAAGAGATGGCCAAACGCTCGGCCGAGCTTGGCAAGGACATCGGCCTGGTGTTCACCAGCGCCGCCGGTGATGCCATCCGCGAGTGGCAAGGCTTCCGCAACCTGCTCGACGGCATTGGCAAGGACCTGCTGCAGCTCGCGTTGAAGCGCATGGTCACCGACCCGCTGGACAAGGCGCTCGGCTCGGTGTTCTCCGGCTTCAACGTCGGCAACATCTTCTCCAGCATGTTCGGCGGGGCGCGCGCTGGAGGCGGCCCGGTCGAAGCTGGCAAGGCCTACCTGGTCGGCGAGAAGCGCCCCGAGCTGTTCGTTCCGCGCAGCAGCGGGACCATCGTGCCGAGCGTGGGCGGTGGCGGCGCTCCGGTGTTCAACCTGAGCATCGACGCGCGTGGCGCAGACCCCGGCGTCGAGCTGCGCCTGCACCGTGCGGTTGAGAAGCTGAAGGCGCAGATTCCTTCCATCATGGTGGCTGCTGCCAATCGTGACGCGCTGGTGGCCAAGGCGGTGGGCCGGCGATGAGCTACGCAGCCGACACCCCGATCACCATCCTGCCGTGGCCGCAGACCCTGCAGCCGAGCCTGATGCAGCTGCACCTGCAAAGCCTGACCGCTCGCTTCACCAGTCCGCTGACGCGCGGCGTGCAGACGCAGGAATTGCCCGGCGGGCGATTCCGGCTGTCGCTGAATCTGCCGCCGATGCGCGAGGACAAGGCGCGCGAGGCCCGTGCGTGGTTCGCCAAGCTGCGCGGTGGTGCCGGGCGCTTCTACTTCCGCGCCGAAGTCAACGGCGGAACCATCCCGGCACTGTTCGCCGCCGAGCCTGTCAACACCCGCGCACTGACGGTCGACGGCGACACGATCACTGCCGACCTGTCCAGCACCCGGCTGACGGCCGATGCGACACAGATCGAATCGCCGTTCAGCGCGGCGGCCACCGGATCTACCGCCGACCCGATGGTCATCGAGGCGACCACCACCGCCTACACGGGCGCGGTGGTGGCTGAAGTGGGGCAGCACATCAGTTTCGACGGCGCCAGCGGCTGGCGCCGCCTGCATGTGCTGACCGAGGACGCTATCGCCGCAGCCGATGGCACCGTGCAATTCACGGTCGAGCCGCCGCTGCGCGAGTTTCCGATGGTCGGCTCACCGCTGCACCTGTTGTGCCCATCGGGAGTGTTCATGCTGGCCGACGACGACCAGGGCGCGCTGACCCTGCAGCCCGGACGAGTCACCGCGGGCATCACGGTCGATGCCATCGAGTCCTACCCGGCGCCAGTATGAGCCGCGATCTGGACACCGCCACCGCCGCGCACTCGCAGGGTGCTGTCGTTCGCCCGGTGCTGCTGGTCGAGCTGGACTATCCCGACGGCATGGTGCGCTGTTGCTCGGCCGATCAGTCGATCACCTGGAGCGGGCAGACCTATCTGGCCGTGGGCGCCATGGGTGCCGTCAGCGCCGTGCAGGAGGGCACCGAGGCGCAGAGCTACGGTGTCACGCTCAGCCTGTCCGGAGTGCCTGGCCGATGGGGGCGCTACCTGATCGACCAGCAGGTGCAGGGGCGCTCGGCCGTCATCCGGCTGGCGTTCCTGAATGCAGGCTGCCAACTGATCGGCGAGCCGCTGCCGGTGTTTGTGGGGCGCATGGACACGCAGGACATCAGCGTGGGCGAGGACACCAGCGTGCAGGTCGCGCTGGAGTCGCTGCTGGTCGACTGGGAGCGCAATTGCAGTCGGCGCTACACCGACGTGGACCAGCGCGCGCGCTGCCCGACAGACCGCGGGCTTGAATACGTCGCGGCCACGGCCAACGCAGAGTTCCACTGGGGCGGATGATGAGGGCGCCTGGATGGGAGCAACGTCTGCACGCGCTGATTGACCAGCGGCGCTCGGTGCCGTTCGCGTGGGGGCGGGCTGACTGCTGCCAGCTGGTGCTCGATGCGCTGCAGGCGCTTCGCGGTGAGCGGCCGCAGGTCAGACCCTACCGCAGCGAGCGCGGCGCCTTGCGTGTGCTCGAGCGGCTCGGCGGCCTGCCGCAAGCCGCGGCCGCGCTGGTCGGCGGCGAGATCCCGCCCGGTCACGCACAGCGCGGCGACGTGGTGCTGATCCCGGCGCCCGCGTCGCACTTCAGGCGCGCGCTGGCTGTCTGTGCTGGTGGGTATGCCTACGCGCAGGGCGCCGATGGCCTGGTGCAAATCCCGCGCAGCCACTGGCTGCGGGCGTGGAGGGCCTGATGCCTCAAGTCGCAGTTGTCGCTGCTGCTTACTTCGCGTCCACGGCGGTGGAGGCCGCGTTCATCTTTACCGGGGTCAGCGCCACCACGATCAGCGTAGTTTCGGCCGCTGCGGGAGCCGCGGTTCTGGTCGGAGGGTCGGCGCTGCTGGCGCGCGACCCCGAGCTGCCATCGCAGCAGCGCACATCGGTCATCCGCCAGGCCGCCGCCCCGCGCCGGCTGATCTACGGCGAGGTACAGGCCGGCGGCGTGCTGGCCTGTCCGCCGCTGGCCAGCACCAGCAACCGCAAGCTGGCCAATTTGGTGATCATGCTCGGCGACGGCCCGATCGAGTCGGTCGACGCGGCATTCTGGATCGGCGAACTGCCATCTACCGACAGCCGATTCGACGGCCTGGTGCAGACCAGCTGGAACCTCGGAACCGACGACCAGCCCGCGCTGGCCTCGATGATCGCCGAGCGTGCAGACGTCTGGACGACAGACCACAGGCTGGCCGGCATCGCCCATGGGCACATCCGGCTGGAGTGGGACGCCAATGCGTTTCCGCAGGGTCTGCCGAATTTGCGATTCCTGGTGCGCGGCCGTCTGCTGTACGACCCGCGCACCAGCACGACCGCCTGGAGCAACAACCCGGCGCTGGTGATGCTGGACTACCTGCGCAGCCCGCTCGGCCTGCGCTGCCCCGATGAGCTGATCGACTTCGATGCCTTCTCTACCGCGGCCAGCGTCTGCGATGAGGCCGTGGCCAGCGCCGACACCGCGAACGAGGTCGACGGCCTGCCGGGCTACGTCAAGCGCTACACCTTCGACGGCGTCATTGACCTGAGCGCCGGCCGTGCGTCGATCCTGGAAAGCATCGAACAGGCCTGCGCCGGGAAGCTGACATTCAGCGCGGGCCAGTACCGCCTGCACGTCGGCGCCTATGCCGAGCCGCACGAGCTGACGCTGACCGAGGGCATGCTGCGTGCGCCCTTCACCTTCCGCCCGCAGCCTACCCGGCAGACGCTGTGCAACCTGATCACCGGCACCTACATCGAGCCGCGCCAGGACTGGCAAGACGTGGACTACGAGCCGCAACGCGACGAGGACGCGATCACCGCCGACGGCGACGAGATCGTGCAGGCACAGGCCTACAAGTACACGACCACCGGGGCCATTGCCCAACGGCTGGCCAGGCAGGCATTGCGCAAAGTGCGCAACAGCGCCACGCTGTCGGTGCAGTGCAACTGGGCGGCGCTGAGCTACCGGATCATGGACGTGGTCCGCGTGGATCTGCCAGAGGCCGGCATCGAGGGCGATACCTACCGCGTCATCGGCTGGAGCATCGCCGAGGGCGGCGGTGTGGATCTGTCGCTGTCGCGCGAGTCGGCTGACGACTACGCCTGGACCGCCGCCGACGAGGTGCTGGTGCAGGACGTGGTCAAACCCGACAGCGGCACCAGCTCGGCGCCTGATGCCGTCACCAGCCTGGCCGTGAGCGGTGCCCCGCGCCTGGCCGACTACGGCACCGTGCCGCTGTCGGGTTTGACC